GGACGTGATCGCGGTGATTTCGAGAAAGCCCCGGTTGTCGGGAACTTCCTTGATGCCGTCGATCCCGTAGGGGACGCCCTCGTGCGCGATCATGTCGGTTCGCTTGAGGCCCCTCGCGAAGGCTGTCGCCCTGACCACGAAACGGACCACCAGCTTGTTGTCCCACGCGGCGGCGCTCAGGCGCTCGGCGTCGGACACGTCGCGTCGTCTGGCGAAGATCGGCGGGCCGTGGTCGTGCCATTCGTAGATGGTTCCGCCGAAGTCATCCTGCGTCGTCGTCGCGCGCTTGAGCTGGATGCGGCGGTTGAGGCTTCCGGCGTTCAGAACCATTGCATCCTCGCTTTCGCTTTGGGTTGAGCTGCGATCCGCGCGCCTTGGGCAACGGCCAGAACCGATGCCGCCGCCGCGTCGATCCGGCCCGTGGATCGGGCCTTCGCAATCTTGATGTTGTTCGCCGGGTCGCGCAGGCACACCGTGTCCGCGAAGGCCGAGCGCAGCAGCAGGGACGGCTTGGCCTTCACCAGCCCGTCGAAGGCGGCGCGACGGAACCGCTCTGCATCCTCGCCGCCGTCCCGGAAGCCCTGACCGCGCCAGACCAGCGGCGCGCGGATGCCCGCCCGGCTGATCGCTTCCCCCAGCTCGGCCTGCTTATAGCGGTCCATCGTGATTGCGATGACGGGCTGATCCTCGACATGGCGCATCACCTCGACCAGCCACGGCGCGACGGGCACGGTCTTGTCGCCGAGAACGGACAGCTCGCCCCGGTCATGCATCTCGACATAACGTCCGGCCACGCCATCCGTCTGGCCGCGATCCAAGAGGCTGGGCATGGACGGGAAGGTGCCGAGGCATTCAAGCCGCCCCGTCTCGGGCCAGTAGAACGCCGCCGCCGTCATCGAGGCCGAGCCGCCGAGGTCGATCCCGATCACGACGCCGCCTTCGCGGGGTGGCAAGGCCGAGGTTTCGCAGCCGAGCCATTCGTCCAGGGTGATCAGCAGGTCACGCGATTCCCCGGACACGCGCTCATTGCGGTTGTAGAGCCGGAAGCTCGTGAGGCTGGAACCGCCCCGCGCAATGGCCCGCTTGGCTTGAGCTTCCAGCCATTCCAGAGAACCACCGATGCCATGAGGCGCGCCGGGGTTGGCGATCAGAAGGCTTTCGGCGTCGTCGGCGGGCAGGCCGGGCGCGGGCCGATGCTCTTGAACGTAGGAGCCGGGCGACGGATCGTCTATCCACCGGGAAAAGGGGTGCGTGTCGTCGCTGGCGCTGGTGCTGATCAGGAAAGCCCGGCCCTCGCGCTTGCCCAGACCGGACAGCAGCGCGTGTTCCAGCTCGTCGCCGCGATCAAGTGCCCAGTGCCCGCGCTCGTCAAGGATCGCCATCGTCGGAGCGCCGCCGAGGGCCGATTTCCCGTCCGCCGCGATCACGCGCAGGATATGCCCGCCGCCGTCGCCCTCATATTCAATCTCAAGCCGGGGGGCGCGCCGGAAAATGAAGTGCCGCCGGATTTCCATGGGCAGGCTGGCGATGAAGCCTGCCACAAAGTCCCAGATGATGCGCCCCTGATCGCGGGTCCGCGCGGCTGCGATGATCTCGCGGCGGGGCTGGCGATCCCAAACCCCGATTAGACCGCCGAGCGCAAGGCCCGCCGTGATCGCGGATTTCCCGTTGCCGCGCCCGATGCTTAGAATGGCGTTGGCGGTCGTGTCGGCCATCGCGCCTTCGATGAATTGGCGCTGAAAGGGTGCGAGGGTGACAGGCTTTCCCGCGTTCGGCCCCTCGGGGATATGAAGGCTATGCATGAATTGCATAGCTCTCTCTGCCGGGGCCGCGTTTTCCAGCTCTCCGCCGGGCGCGAAAATTGAAGAGTCAGACACACGGTTACACGGGCGGGCCAAAGTCGCGGCATTGGAACCAGATGCGAAGAGGTCGGGCGTTTGATCCTGCGAACGACGCGGCGCGGGCGGAAGGATCGAGCCATCCGCCTTGCGCCATGATCTTTCTTTCTTCGCTGCCTCGGTCATCGTGTTCACTCTCGCGTGTATCTCTTCGTTCAATCGTTGCTCTCTCTGCCCTCTGCTCACTGGTGAGGGTTGCTGTGACGGTCAGAAAGCGGGTTACTCCAGCGGGGTTGAAAACCCGCCTCCCGCCCTGACCGCCGCGATCTTGCCTGCTCACCGGAGCCGGGCCGCCGCTTAGGCCAGACCTGCCTTTCCCTCGGCTCGGTCCGCTCTCCCATGTTCACCGCCGTAGAGGGTGGCAGTGGGGCCTTAGGGCTTGGAGAGACCGCACGACGCGGAATAGCTGCCCTTGTGCTTTGGCCCGTTACCCGGTAGCACTGTGATGCGTCAGCCCCGGCTAACCCGTGAACGCCGACTGCCGCATAGCCCGCCGCGCCAACGGCGGGCTTCGTCTTTCTCACCTCTCGATCAGCTCAACATCACGCTCGGGAGCGGTGCCCAGCTCGGACACCAGCCGCCGCATGATCTGCTCTTGCTTCCCCGTGGGACGCCACGACGCGCGCTTCCCGTGTTTGGCGATGGACCGGACAAAGCCCTTGAGCCATTCGTCCGTGCCGTCCGCCATCACGCGCCGCATGACCATGGGCCAGCGGATCGTCAGCAGTTCATCAAGCTCACGGTCGGTCATACCTGCACCCCGCGATAGCGAGCGCCCACGCGGGCCATGTGCGGCGATGTGGTCAGGGACTTGGCGTCCATCGGCGACCTGCCGTCATAGTGCAGCGCGGCCTGATCCATGAGGGCTTGAGCGAGGTCGGGCGGAACGTCCGATGCGCCCGCGCCGAACCCGGCCTGATATTCGATGATGATGCGGCTGGGGGTCAGGTCGTAGTAGCTCGCCAGCCATCGGATGTAGGGACGGTTGCCGCCCACAAAGTCAAAGGCGGTGAACGCCTCGCCGTCGATGGTCACGGTCGGCAGGTCATCGTCCGCCACAGGGCCGATGGGCAGGCTCAAGCCATACTCTTGCGCCGGGTTGAAGATCGTGACGCGGATCGTCTGGGTCAGCAGTGCGATCTGGGCGAATTGCTCGATCTCTGCCGCCGCCGTCAGGCCGATGTTCTGCACCGCCGTATTTTCGGCGTCATCGGGAACCCGAAGGTGCAGCTTCAAGTCATCCAGGATGAAGGGCAGAGCCGCGCCGCCCGCAGTCCGGTGAACAAGCATCTTCATGCAGCGATCTCCACTTCCGAGATATGGTTGCGGAACGCCATCTGCTCGCGCATGGGCAGGGCCTCATAGGCTGCCAGCGCATACGCCTTGCGCTCTTTCAGAGAGGCGAAGGAAGCCCACCAGCGCGCATCGTCCATCGGATTGAGGAAGGTCGGCAGGGGGTAATCGGCGAAGGACAGGACCGCTTCGGCGACTTGCTCGGCCTGTTCCGGGGTATCGAGTGCCCGGAGTGCCGCCCATGCCAGCGCGGCGCGCTCTTCGACGGTCAGGCGCGCCATTGCCACGATGGTGAAACCGGCCCATGCGTCAGCATCGCCGAGGGTCAAGGTGTAGCCGATCATGCGCGACATGCGCTTGTGTTCCGGCTTCATGAATTGGCTGAAACTGGACCGCTTTTTCGCGTTGGACAAAGCGGGCTTTTCCGCTTTGTTATCAATGGGGGACTTGGGGCCGGTTGGACAACCTACGCCGTTGTTTTCGCTGGAAACTGCAACAACCCTACGGGCTGCCATAACATCCGCTTCCTTTCCGGCAGAGACGCTGCATCCATAGCGGGAATATCGCGGGCTTTCTGAAAATGGCTGGGCCTCGCGTCGGCGCGCGCTGCATCGCTGGATGTCTGCGGATCGTCGCCCGACACAGACGTGATGGCTGCGCGCCAATGGGTCCGCGTCGCATGGGCAGGCCCTCGAGGGCGTGGTCATCGCGGTGGGTCTGTTCATGGTGCGGACAAACGGTAATCCGAAGGCCGCCGCTCCGGGCCCCATTTCCGTTATTCCGCAGAAGTCTCCAGCGGCAATTCGACATGGGCCGAAACCTCGCCCGTGGGGATCAGGCGGGCGAAACGGGCGGGGATGTTGGCCGTGACGTGGCCCTGCGCGACGAAGGCGGGATAGCGGCAAATCAGCCGATGAGGCGTGACGCGCCGATCCACGAGATACCAGTGCACCTTGCGCCCTTCCGGTTGTCGAGTCGAAATGTTCAGGACCGGCGATCCTTCGGCATAGCCCGTGTGGAAATCATCGCGGTGCGGACCTTCCGGAAAGGGCCGTGCCTTGCCGAACCCGAACAGGGAATCGTGTTGCAGGATATCGCGCCGGGCATAGGGCCACACATAGTTTCGCAAGAATAACTGGTCGGCGAAATGCGCGTTTGCGACGGATGCACGGAGAAAATCGGAAATCAGCGCATGCATCGAAGGCAGCGCCCCCGCCTTTGCGCCCCAAAGCCCTGCCAGCAACAACTCTGTATGCGACCCGGAATCTCGCATGGCATGGAATGCCTGACCCTCCGCGATCCACTCCGCGACAGCACCGGCCTCACGAGAGGAAATCACCGAATCAGCGTCTCGAAAGATCACACGCCGGACGTGCGGATCATCCAGCGCCGCAAAGCGCCACATCGGGGCCGGCCAATCCAGCATCGCCGGGGATACGAAGGTCACGTCTCCCCCCGCCTGCCTGATCCGCTGCAGGATGTCGGCCGGCACCGTATCATCGACATGGAATCGGCAGCGCCAGTTCGGATAAATCTCCGGTTGCTCTTCGCAATTCAGAACTGCGGTTTCGCAGTATTTCGAATTGCCGCCAAACAGCGAAAACGATATGATATCCAGTGACGCATCGGGAGAAGGCGTGGCAAGGGGAAAATCCACCGGTGGCCGATCCGGGACAGCGGCATCGCGCAAGCTCAAGGCCGTGTATCCCGCAGTTTGCACCGTATCCCAGTCCCGCATTCCGCCCGCCGCATGCGACAGCGCGTCGTAATGGGTAAAGGCATTCGGGCTCAGCGCGATCGCCTTGCGCGCATAACCAGCCGCATCCGCGTATTTCTCAAGTGCAAGCGCCGCGATGGCAGCATCATGAAACACCTGCTCATTGCCGATTCCCGCCGCCATCAACGGGCGGAGCAGCGCAAGCATTCCTGCATGATCCTTGACCGCCAGCCGTTCCTTGACCTGCGCCTTCAAGGCCACGAGGTTCGACGCCGGAGACCGCTTTCTTGCCTTTCGGCGCGGGGGTTTCGATTTCGCCATATCCTGTGCATCCCTTTGCGCCACGGCATTGCCAGCCAT